ACCTGATGAACCTGAAGTTCCTGAGCTACCATCTGTACCGCTAGTTCCTGATGAACCTGAAGTACCATCTGTTCCGCTAGTTCCTGATGAACCATCTGTACCGCTAGTTCCTGATGAACCTGAAGTTCCACTTGAACCATCTGTTCCGCTAGTTCCTGATGAACCTGAAGTTCCTGATGAGCCATCTGTTCCGCTAGTTCCTGATGAACCTGAAGTTCCACTTGAACCATCTGTTCCGCTAGTACCTGATGAACCTGAAGTTCCTGAGCTACCATCTGTACCGCTAGTTCCTGATGAACCATCTGTTCCGCTAGTTCCTGATGAACCATCTGTTCCGCTAGTACCTGACGAACCTGAAGTTCCTGATGAACCTGAAGTTCCACTTGAACCATCTGTTCCGCTAGTTCCTGATGAACCTGAAGTTCCTGATGAGCCATCTGTTCCGCTAGTTCCTGATGAACCATCTGTACCGCTAGTTCCTGATGAACCTGAAGTTCCACTTGAACCATCTGTTCCGCTAGTGCCTGATGAACCTGAAGTTCCTGAGCTACCATCTGTACCGCTAGTTCCTGATGAACCATCTGTACCGCTAGTTCCTGATGAACCATCTGTTCCGCTAGTTCCTGATGAACCATCTGTTCCGCTAGTTCCTGATGAACCTGAAGTTCCACTTGAACCATCTGTTCCGCTAGTTCCTGATTCTCCTGAAGTACCACTTGAACCTGATGTTCCGCTAGTTCCTGATTCTCCTGAAGTACCGCTTGAACCTGATGTTCCGCTAGTTCCTGATTCTCCTGAAGTTCCTGAAGAACCTGAAGTACCGCTTGAACCTGATGTTCCGCTAGTTCCTGATTCTCCTGAAGTTCCTGAAGAACCACTTGAACCATCAACTCCACTTAAACCGCTTGAACCTGATGTTCCGCTAGTTCCCGATTCTCCTGAAGTACCACTTGAACCTGATGTACCGCTAGTTCCCGATTCTCCTGAAGAACCACTTGAACCACTTGAACCTGATGTACCGCTAGTTCCTGATTCTCCTGAAGAGCCACTTGAACCGCTTGAACCTGATGTACCGCTAGTTCCTGAAGAACCACTTGAACCATCAACTCCACTTAAACCACTTGAACCTGATGTACCGCTAGTTCCTGATTCTCCTGAAGTTCCTGAAGTACCACTAGTACCCGATGTTCCTGTTCCACCTGTAAAATTAATTATTACATTACCACTTCCGTTATCTATAACAGAAGCACCTGAAAAAGTCATACCTGTAACGTTTGTTGCCGTTACACCTGACGTGGCATCATAAATTGTAAGAGGGCTTCCACCTCCACCGCTTGTAAATCCAGTTACCTGAATATCCTCACCAAGTGAATTGGTAAGAGTTAAAGTTTGGCTACCACTATTATAAGTTCCACCTGTAATTGGAGCAGTTAAACCTGTAATTGTTATTGTACCGCCAGTATTATTATATAAATCTAAATCTGATGTACCTGAAAAATATGTACCACCCGTAATTTGAACGTCACTACCATAAAATATCCTCCAACGAGCATCTCCTACTGTTGTCCCACTTTGACCTTCAATTGTCGAACCAGTCCAAGCGTTAATAAAATCTCTACCCGCTTGTGAACGGTCATTAACCGATGTTGCATAGTCAGTAACAGTAATTCCAGAGTTACCTGTTAATCCTGTCAACGCATTCCATAGTGTATCATAATTTGGTATTGTATATTGATATACAGTTTCAGTTTCCTGAACAAATACTTGCATACCTAATCTCCTTCTACCTGAAGATATATTATCAGAATTTAACGTTAATACATCACGTGAAAATGCACTTCCCGTTCCTTTCGTGAATTGAATTGGTATTGTATTACCAGAATTTTGAATTGCTCCTGATGTTACACCGTATGTCGACCAATTTAAATCCGAAAGTGAATATACCTCCATATATCCACCTGTTTGGAGTACAGAAAAATTAGTACCAAATGTTGCTGTCCTTGTTACGGATTCAGAACCTGAAAGTTGACTTGCGGTTATAGGATTTTTATATGGAAATGACATGTTGTTTTGTTTATATTAAAAATATGTTTTTATATTATGTTTTAGTGTCCCCCTTAAAGTAGATTGTAACAGACAATGGAGGTGCCACTGGTTGTTCAGCATACGAACCTAACCATAATACTCTATAAGTCCCTGCAGGAATGGCTGCTCCTGAAGTTACGATAACGTTTTGTGTTGATAAACCTGGGTCAGGCGTACCATCATTGATAACATTAGTTGCACATGCACTACCAGTACCAATATCTACCGTCATATTTGTCATTGTACCTCCAACACCCGCCAATGGTACCCAAATTGAATAGAAGTATTGAATACTAGGGTCTACTTGTCCAGGTGCTACCGCGATAGTACCAAACGTATATTGATTTTGTCCACAACCATAAGAATCATTACCCGAACCAGAAACTTGTCTTATTGGTCCTGCCAAAGTTGTAACAGGCGTTAGGAACCCATCAACAGTAGTTGACCAACCTGAGAAATGAGCATAAACGTCCAAATCAGGAGAATAATTTGGTCCTGCGGCCGGAGCAACCTGACCATTAAGCCAATAACCATAGAATGAAACGGCACCATTATCTGACATATATTGACCAAGATTATTAGTTGAACTAACATCACTTGGTTCAGGGAAAATGTAAGCCGAGAATGGTAGATTAGTTGGTGTTGGTGTAGGTGTTTGAGTTGGTGTTTCTGTGTTAGTTGGTGTCTGAGTTACCGTTGGTGTTGGTGTATTCGTTGGAGTCTCAGTATTTGTTGGTGTCTGAGTTTGGGTTGGCGTTTCAGTGTTAGTTGGTGTCTGAGTTTGGGTTGGCGTTTCAGTATTTGTAGGTGTATTAGTTGGAGTCTCAGTATTAGTTGGTGTTTGAGTTTGAGTTGGTGTTTCTGTGTTAGTTGGTGTTTGAGTTTGAGTTGGCGTCTCGGTATTTGTTGGAGTATTTGTTGGAGTCTCAGTATTTGTTGGTGTCTGAGTTTGAGTAGGTGTTTCTGTATTTGTAGGTGTCTGAGTTTGAGTTGGCGTCTCGGTATTTGTTGGTGTATTTGTTGGTGTTTCAGTATTAGTTGGAGTTTGAGTTTGAGTTGGCGTCTCAGTATTAGTAGGTGTTTGAGTTTGTGTTGGAGTCTCGGTATTTGTTGGTGTCTGAGTTGGAGTTTCAGTATTTGTTGGTGTCTGAGTTTGTGTTGGAGTTGGAGTTTCAGTATTTGTTGGTGTCTGAGTTGGAGTTTCAGTATTTGTTGGTGTCTGAGTTGGTGTTTCAGTTGGGGTAGGTGTTTGAGTTTCAGTTGCAGTAGGTGTTGAACCTGCAGTTGCAGTTGTACTTGGTGTTGGTGTTTGAGTTTCTGTATTAGTCGGTGTCTGAGTTGATGTTGGTGTTTCAGTATTAGTCGGTGTTTGAGTTTGTGTTGGTGTTTCTGTAGGAGTTTGTGTTGGAGTCTCAGTATTAGTAGGTGTTTGAGTTTGTGTCGGTGTTTCAGTATTTGTAGGTGTTTGAGTTTGTGTCGGTGTTTCAGTATTTGTAGGTGTGTTTGTTGGAGTTTCAGTATTAGTTGGCGTTTGAGTTTGTGTTGGTGTAGGCGTAGGTGTTGCGTTATACGTATATCCTGTAATAAATGCATAAGTATAAATTGAACCAGGCGCACTAACTATAAGGTTATTAAAAATAGATATTTGAGTTGCGTCGGTATAAACATCGTTTAATACGGTTTGTGTAAATCCTGTTGTTTCCCCAAACGGAATTACAATATTTACCGAATTAAAAATTGGGATTCCCGTTGTTTCTATTTCGTCAATAAATGATATGTTAAGTGCAACATCAGACAATGTTGACGCAGTGGCACCATAACCTGCATAAATTGAACCAGACGAATAGAATGCTTCAAGATTAATTATAACACCAGCGGGTGTGACACTTGGAGTAGGGGTTAATGTTGGAGTCTCAGTATTAGTAGGTGTATTTGTTGGTGTTTCAGTTGGTGTAGGAGTTTGAGTTTCAGTCGCAGTAGGAGTTAACCCAACAGATGCTGTCGGAGAAGGTGTAAGTGTTGCAGTTGTAGTTACCGTTGGAGTTTGGGTTTGAGTTGGAGTTTGGGTTTGAGTAGATGTTTGAGTTTGAGTTGGTGTTTCAGTATTGGTTGGTGTTTGGGTTTGAGTTGGCGTCTCAGTATTAGTTGGTGTTTGTGTATTTGTTGGAGTTACTGTCGGTGTTTGAGTCTGAGTAGCAGTATTTGTCGGTGTTTGAGTTTGAGTTGGTGTTTCAGTATTGGTTGGTGTTTGGGTTTGAGTTGGCGTCTCAGTATTAGTTGGTGTTTGTGTATTTGTTGGTGTAGTCGTTGGGGTTGTGGCAATTGAAGTTACTGATGGTGTTGGTGTAGGTGTTGGCGTTACACACTCAAGGGTTACAACAACCCCATTAAACATGTCTGTTCTTGTTTGTGCGGAATAATAAATTACATTGTCAACATAAACATTAAATGGTCCTAAGGCGTTTGAATTAGATGCTAATCTAACAATATATGTGGTACAACCTGTTACTGTTAATTGTTGTTCAATTTCAGTTCCACATCCAGGTGCATTATTTGTTACTAATATAGAGTAAGTCGACATTCGTTGTTTTACTTAATAAATACCACGACTATCTTATTTGAATAAAAAAAAAATAAAACAGATTATTATAAAAATAAAAATATCTTATATTACACAAGAAGGGTCTGAATATACAATAGAAAAATTACAATTTGCTTCTTGAATATCAATATTGACGACACAAGAAGCCAATTCAATAGTAATTTGGAAAGTACAACCAAAAGTACATTGTAATAATTTAAAAATACTACATCCATTGTTATCCGTTAAGGTTAACATTATCTCAGGAGCAGTATTAAATATTGAAGGTATTGTGTTATTATATTCAACTGTAGGTGGAACGGGTCCTGTATTTATAGTACCAAGTAAAGTTTGATAGTTCCCATATACATCTGATATATAGACATCAATTGGGTATGTACCTCCCGATATTTCCGTTATTCTTACCTGTATCATGTTAAACAAATTGTATCATAAACGATTATCAATTCAATAATAATTTCCTGACCATTTAAACTATTGTTAGTTGGACTTGTTTGAATTATTATTTGATTATTGGCAGAATCTACCGTTATTACACCAATACCAGGTATTGTATTTAATAAACTAACAACTGTATCATAATAATCATTATCACTTGGTGCAACATTTAAAGATGTTGTTGTAAAGAACGTATCACTTGTTGTTATACCTAAAGGATTTACGGAAACTTTAACTGTAAAAGTTGCAGATATTAAACTACAACTTGTATTTCCCGAAGTTAAATCATCAAATCCAACATTCAACATTTGTAACAATCCAAACTTAGTTTGTGATTGAATGTTAAACACTTGAGACCCCATTACATAAGTTTGATAAGAAACATATGCCGCATCACAAGTAATACTGGTAGTTCTTGATAATGAACATCCATTATCATCAACTATTGTTAAATTGTATGTTCCACCTGTTAAACCTGTGACAGTAATTTCTTGTGGGTTATTAGGTATATTATCAGACCAAGTAAATACGAAAGGTGGAGTACCAGATGAGATAAATGCAGTTAACATCCCATCAGAACCTGTACCACAGGAAGTGCTATATAAACTATAATCTAACGGTGAACTTTCCCCAACATATACTTGAGTAGTTTGGGTACAACCCGTACTATCTGTAACGGTAATTGTATGTTGTCCCGATGAAACATTATCAAATGTAATTGCAGATAATGTAGTATCATTTATATTAACTAAACCATCTAATGAATAGTCAAATGGAGATTCTCCCCCATCACTCTTGTTAACTGTGATATAACCATTATCACGATTGCAAGTTGTTCCTGTAGTTTCAGTGGAAATTGTAAAGGTATTAGTAGCATATAATGTAACCTCATCCATATAAAAACATCCCGATTCATCTTGAACCGAAACTGAATATGTTCCCGAAGCTAAATTTGAAAATAATTGAGTGGTTTGATTATTACTAACATTTAATGTATTCCCATTAGGATAAATTAAAGTATAGATATAAGGCGATGTACCTCCAATAACCGAAACAGTTATTGAACCACCATTACTTGAACATGTTGAACCTTGTGTTGAAATACTAACAGACGTTATACCATTTGGTGATGTTAGAGTTGTACCTACCGTGATTGTACATAAAGCTGCATCGGTAACTTGGAAAGAATAATTTCCTGGTGATAATCCAGATATTGACCATGATGTCGGATATTGGACCACCACTTGACCTGTGGATGCAGAATAGTAATAAGGTGCGGTTCCTCCCGTAATTTGAATGGTTAAAACTCCATCGGCGGAAAAACAAGTTGGTTCCGTTGCTGTAAATATTCCCAACCCTATTGGCGGTACATCAACAATTGTTGCAGACTTTGTTGTCACACATCCATAAAAATCTGTGACACTAACAGAGTAATTTCCCGCAGTTAATCCAGTTACAGTTGACCCTGTGGCACTTGTGTTCCAAAGATATGTATATGGTGGACTACCTGTTAAACCAGTAATCATAATTTTACCCATAGCACTACCTCCGCAAGATGAGTTTGGTACCACATATAGTCCATAATCTAATGTATCGGAATCTTCAACGATAAAATTGGCACTTTGTCCTGTACAACCACCCAAGTCAAGAACAGTTATATAATATGTTCCCGCTGTTAGGCTTCCAAATTCAACGGTAGATTGGCTTGTAGTTGCAGATTGAGAAAATACCCCATCTCCATGATATAAATAAAAACTTGTTGAGGAATAATCAGATGTCGATGTTCCTGTAACTGCCCCGTTATTTTCAGAACATGTTGTTCCCATAACTCCAAGAATACTTGCACATACCCCACTTGATACTGGTATATTAATGTAAAATTCACTATTTGTTGGTAGGGTACTATCATTAACCCTAACCGCATATGTTGTGGCGCTTAATCCCGTTTTAACCGCAGGTGATGTTGTAACAATATCAGGTGATAATACAGGACTTAACCATTGTACTGTATATGGTGGAGTACCACCAGTCAAAGTCAAACTAATTGACCCTGAGTTTGTATTTGAACAATCCCCCGTAACCGCTATGTTATAATTAAACACTGACATTATCTAGTACAATTTATATTAATATTTATTCCTACGTTTAAAACTACCGTTTCTTGTAAATTTTGGGAAACACATCCTAAATTAGTTATTGTTAATGTATTACCATTTAAGAAATATGTGTAGCCATAACCATATAAAGTTGGTAGATAATCTATTAAAGCGTTTCTCCACTGCGAATCTGTTGGTACATCATTATAACCATACCCATTATAAAAACTATCTTGAATTATGATTTGGTTATTAATTCTTAAATCAACATACCATTCTGTCTGAACTGAATTTTGATAACATTCATTAAGTGTTAGTCCACTTGATGATAACATATTATTAATTCTATTTGCAAGAATACTATTAAAATCAGATACATTAATATCACCATTTAACCACGGATAAATATAAAATTCAACATACTCTGAATTACATGTGTAATCAAAAATGTTTGATATAATATAACATGGGTCAACAGGTACTGGTATAAACTGACAACCTCTTTGTCTTCTATAAACAAACTTTTGTTTATGTAGTACAGAGTTTTCGAATCTAACCCCGCCATTCCAAATGGTTGTTGCGGGAACCATCTGTTCCACCAACTTAGTCCAATAAGGACCTATACCATTAACGTAATCGATTAACTTTTGATACGTGTACTTGTTGTTGGGCAACCCGACAGTTTGTTCTGATTCGATGTATTTCCACCAAATAGATTGTAATGTAGGATAACCACCCGTTTTACCATCAGAGATGTATTGTCTGTTTCGAGTGTTAATCATATTCTGCCAAAAAGTTTGAGAGAATTCAAAGAATGTTTTCTTCTTAGGCTTAGGGTCAACATATGTCCAATCAACACCACCTGGTACAGGATAACCAACGGTTAAACCTGATTCAGGAATTGGGTAATCATATCTTCTTGATTGGTCCCAAACATCATAAACAAGACCTTGGGCCGGATTTAAGAATATGTCAACGTTCTTTACGTTTAATACTAATTTTTCATTATCGATAAAGTAGTATGCATTGTAATCTCCTTGAGTTGAAACTCTAATTTTATCATCGTCCGCTAACCATGATTTATTATTATCAACAACTTTTTGAAGTTTAAATCCTTCCGTCATATAAGGGAAGTCCCTAAATCTATTCAAATAAGTCTGACCGTAAGTAAACGGTTGTAATTGTGTTTGGATACTAAAGTTTTGTCCTGTGTAAACATTTCCCGTAAGTACAACATTATCAGGACTTCTATGTGATGGTGTAGTTTCATACCAACCAGCACCAATTTGGAAGAAGTATGTTTCCGTATTGACAGGAGCTTTTGGATATCCTTCAAAATCTATAGGGTATGCTGCTAATGTTATATTAGTATCAGTATATGTTGCGGTTTCTGTAAATGCAGTATAAATTTGTCCATAAATACTATATGTTTGACCTACAGCATAAGATGGTGTTTCTTGAACGTAAGTACCACCTGAAATTTGAGCCCATTGATTATAGAACTGGTCAAGATTAATTTTTTGGTCAGCCAAATAAATGTGTTCATTATATTCAATTAGTGAATCAGGTGCTCCAATCAATCTTAATAAAAATTCAACAGACCTTCTCGTACCTTTTGATTTAAAAAGGTATGAGGCATTAAGAATTAAATTTCTATAATATGCATAGTTTAATTCTGTTGGCGTTAAAGCTCGAGCATAACCAGGATAAGTTGGTGTCGATGTATTACCAAAAACAGATGATAAGAAATCCTCATTTGTAATTGGTGAAAAATTAGATGACCATCCTAATGTTTGAGATAAATTAGCCAATAATTGTGAAGGTATATCATTTGATGGATTATAGTTTACAGAATTCATGTAAGCCAACCCTTCGATAAATTGTTTTATTTGGTCAAAACTTCTACCGTAAATTTGGAATATCTTTTCAACTTTTCTACCCAAAGTATCAAATTCTTTTAAAGAATCTGAAATTAAGAATCTTGAAATTAAATTGGTCTTAAACGAATCCAAATTAACCGCAATTGCTTGGATTTGTTCCAAGTATGAGTCAAATAAGAATGAACTAATATCTAAGTTCCAAGGACCATCTTTTGGCCAAGTCACTTGTTGATAATCCGTATATGTTTGACCAAATTCATTTTGTTGTGGTACTTGAAATACCGCAGTATATTCAGGTCTAACTAATCTATTAAGTAAGAATTTTTCAACCTCATCAAAACTTTCTTGAAATATTTTGTCAACAATATAATCATTTGGTCTGATTTGATATTCTTGTTGGATTGTGGTTGCCGTTGTTCCAAATGGTGAACCAGAAACGTAAAATGTAATATCACCTGATGTTAATGTGGTAGACGGAATAAACGCCAAAACCTTATAGATATTATCATCAATGCTAACACAATAATCTAAATAAGTGTTGTTAAGATTTCTATATGGCGAAACATCTAACTCTCTCAATGTTAAGTTAGTTGACGCACTAATAGAATAATCAATATCAAATGGATTTTTTATTCTATCAACATTAACCTTGAAATATGTTTCATCATTTTGAACATCATAAACAATATCATAAGCAGTATTACCTGTTGAGAAATCACTATTAGTAAATATAATATCTAAAGACGCTGGGAAATAATTAATAACACGAGTAATTGAAACCCTAAATCTTTCAGATAGAGAACCATACATCGAAAAGTTAAGAACTTGAGTAATATCAAAGTTTGGATAAACTCTAAATTGAGTTGCAAGTATTCTTCGACTCTCTTCAACACTATCAATATTCATCATATCCAAAGTCATTGGTTCTGAGAACGCTCCGACATTGAATGTACGATTAACTTTTTCTGTTACTCCTGTTGTAAACTCAAAATTACCTTGCGTAAGTCCTCCACCCTCGACAGTTTGTAATCCTACAATGTTGTCAGAGAAAGTCCCCCCGCCATTACCTGGTCTTGGTGGATAAAAGTATTTAGTATTTGTTGTGTTTACTGCCATTAACCAGTTATGTTTGTAAAGTTTTTACTGAAATCAATATTATTACCTCTACTTTGTCTAACCTCATATAACAATGCATTAAATTGGTCTCTAATTTCATACAAGTTGTATTGTCTGTATATGTTATTTTCAGAGTCATATATTGTATAAACACCATCATCAATTGATTTGGTTTGATTACCATAAAGAGCAATTGCAAGAGATGATACGTCGTATTCAACCATTTCAACTTCCAAAGTAATTGGGTTAAAAAATGTATTTGAAATAATAATGTTTTGATTTGGCTGACCAATAAATGGTGTTGCGTTTGGATTGTTAGTTGGGGATGATGATGGTGATAAAGTCAAGAATATTAAATTTGAATTTCCATCAACATATCTATATCTAATTGCTTTTTGTGTTGTATTTGTTTGGTTTGTCACCACAGGTTCACAAAAGAACGATGATGTAATAACTCTAAAGAAATTTGGTATTTTTGAACCATCAGGATTTAAATATTCAACTCTAAATCCAACCAATCCTTGTGGAACAAATTTATTTTGATATTGTGTTGGAACATTTGAAATATCAATCACAATTCCTTTTACGTTTGGCAAAGCACTTAACACACCACAATCAGTAATTCTTGTTCTGATTTGTGCGGGTCTTAAGTATAGTGTGTAAATCCCAAGAGCGTTGAACTGCTCAGCAGGTAATGTTAAGTTGTATAATCCACCCAAAACCTCAACACCAGCGTTTCCACCTGTTTCTGTGTTGTTGAAATAAGGTTTAAGAATTGTTTGTGCATCAAGTTGTGTTAGGACGAAATTACTCGTAACATCCCTTGATGGAGTATAATTTAATATAATCTCTACGTCTTCAGGTGAAACGTCTGAAGGTCTAATTGTGCCGTATGAACCGATTGCCATATCTTATTTTATCTTATAAATAGTTTAGTTCTTTTTTTCAACGTTAAAAAATCCATATCCGTAATTAATCATGTCACCTAAATTGTCAACCTCCCCTAATCTTTGGATTCTTTCGTATGCTGAATTCTTTCCTCGTTCAACAAAAACATTTGTTTGTATTTGTGGTTGGTCAATAACTTTGATTAAAACTTCCTCTTTTGTTATTGGTCTTTGTGTTAAATTATTCTCTGTAAATCCTGAAGATTGTTCAAAAAATATTGTTGTCCCGTCTATGTAATCATAGTAATCAACCAAATTAACTGTATAGGCGGTGAATGTTGTTGCAGTATTAGTTATCGCCCCCCATATCTGACCATTCTTAATAACAGGAACTCCAACTTGGAATTTTAATGGTCCATACATTGCCAACTCATTAAGTTTGGATTTTGTTAAACCTGAAACCGTAAATGGAACCGTTGTAAAATTATTTGATGTTTGAGCAGATACTTCGTTAACGGCATCTCCTGAAAATATGTAGTTATAACTGATTGGAGTTTCAATCCAATTACCACCCACAGGAATAAAAAACGCTTCACCATTTGGGTTATTAATGACCACATCAGAAAATGGTGTCGTGATTGTTTTGGAAACTCTTGTAATTCCCCACGGATTTGTTTGTTCCAATGTAATTGTATATTGAGCAATTGCAACAGGATAAGTGTGTACGATTGAATTGGGTGTGTATGAACTAATGGTTTGCGATGGCGTCCCATCACCCCAACTAACCTTATAAGATGATAAATCAAGAAATTTTTGAAACTCACTTGATGTATTATACACATTATAAACATATGGGTTTGAAGTTGTTGATGAGAATATAAAATTGGCAACCACATCTTTCTGTAATACCGCTCCATCAAATGGACTAAAGTAACCAACGTCAACCGCAGTTTGTCTGAATAAAATTGGAATTGTAATTCCTGATAATATTGAACTTCCATTTGGTCCCGCAGTCAATACTTGGGTCATCCCCGAATAAACACCAGTCGTTTCACCAGTATAAGTTGGTCCAACGTTTTCACCTTGCATATTAACAATAAACAAGTCACCCTTAATTGTTTCAGGTGATATTATAATATTATAAAAATCTTCCATTATGGGTTAACATATTCATACCATTTTATGGGTTCCAATGTACCCGCCCTTTGAGCATCATTAAGATATATTGTTTGATTTGGATTCATGTTGAATATTTGATAATCATGTTTTTCATAATTTAATTCAACACGATAATAAAAATATTGTGAACCATCAAAGATATATTTGTTACCAGGTAATGATGATTGTGGCATATTCATCATCTTTGTAAAGTATCCATTTTTTGCATCATAGAACTTGGCAGTCATATAAAATGTTTTGATATCCAAAAATGTTCTTTTCTTTAACCAATAGATAAAGAAACCTTCTTTGTCTCCAACATAGTCCAAAACAAAATATGGTTTTTTAATACTAACAGGTGTCGTCTGCATGATTGCGTCCATCTTTAACCCTTGTTGTGTCGGTATAATAATTGTTATATAATTGGTCTGTCTTTTTTCATCAACATTGTCATACAAATCCAATTTAAAAAATGAATTGGTAAAGTTGTTTGTATAATAAAAAATCTCTTGAGTTGTAAACCCTTCCACCTGATAATTGGACTTCCAATTTGTAGCATCATTTAAAGAACCTCCTGAATAAAAATTAAACTCATATTTAATATCCGTTGGTTCAGTTGTTGTACCTGTCAAAGGTGCATGAGCAAATCGAGTTACCTCAAAATCTCTACCAACACCAATAACCTCAGTAATGATTTTACTTTCGTATTCATCAATACTTTGGTCCAACCCAACATAGTCCCACGTTAACTGAATGGGGATTGTAAGTTGTCGGTCAACAAAACCGTCTAAATTAATTTTAACTTTATTCACACTCATCAAACAATGGCTTAATTGGGTACTGAACCCCTAAAGAGTTATAGTTTATTCCTTCAGGTATTAATCTAAAGATGGCTTCTTGATATGGATATTGAGCGCTGTTCATAAATGGGAAATCAACACCCCTTTCAAGGTTATCCTTAAACCCATAAGTATATATGTCTCTCCATCTAAACGATTGGTCGGCAGAAGAATAAAAAGAATAGAAAGGCACATTTTCAACTTGTTCCGCAACCGCAGTCTCAACATAATCAGAGAAAACTCTAATCCTCATTGATGTGTGGGGTTTGTAATAAAATCCAGGACTATTTGTTGAATATGTTTCAGTAGTTTGAAATACGTTTTGATTGTAATTCAGTTTTTGATAGTACGGTGAAATAACCCTTTCAATTTGGTTATAATCATTCCACTCACAAAAGTCACCATCAATTAAATCATCTTTTTTTAAATCTTGATTATAATAAAATGTTTTTGTAACACCACTAGTCAAAGTATAATTTGATGTTTGTATGTTTGTATCGGAATAAGTATTTTTTAAATCCCACCAAGAACTTATTGGCCTTGTCAAATTAAACTCCCAACCTTGTTTTAACCCTATACCATTATTTGGTTGATTAAAATATCCCGTATATCCTTTATTAATAATAGTTAAAAATAATTCACTAACAGGTCGTTTTTGATTATCCAACACTCCATTTAAATCTAAATCGTAATTGACCGTAACATTATATGAATTACTACTAGTCTTTTGAGATATTCTTGAAATTTGGTTTGGTGTTATTGAACTATATTCAAATTTTCTCTCTTCGTTAAATAGATTCTTTTCAAACGCATTTTTAACCATAATACAATCTCCAACATTTGTTAAAATTTTATGTTCCCTCACATAATATTTTGACTTTGTTTCCAATAAATTATCAGGATTAATAACTCTTTTAAATGTTCCCGTAACTCCATTGGCAAATGTGGTACCCGTATATCCAAAATTGAATAGGTTAAAAACGTAGGGGTCACTATCTAATTGGTTATTACCCAATGAATAAACTTGGAATAAATTTAATTGATTATAAAAGAAAGGTAATTCAACATACTCACCAACAGTTAATCCGTGTGGTGCAATACATTGAAATCTAATAACATTACTACCATTTTGAGTTCCATTAATAATTGAAAATGGAATACCTTCGGACGCATACCAATCATAACTACTATTATTTAATGTGTATGACATTTGTTTTAAATAATTGTTACTTTGAGCATAACTAATATAATATGTCCAATTGTATGTGTAGGCACTTTTTGCAACATAATTAATATGTTGGTCAGATATGTTAGGCCTATAAAAATCAAATTCATAATATTGTGGAAATCCTTTCCATATAGTACTAACAAAAGATTGTTCGGGATTAACATAATATAAAGTATTTCTAAATGGAACATATTCAGTAGTACCTGTATATGTGTTACCATACAAATAATTAACTTTGAATGTGGGTCTGAATATACCACTACTTTGTCTTTCATCATCAAATACTTGAGCCAAACTAATACTTTGACTTCGGTCATATTCAACCATTTGTTGACTCTGTTGCTCTAAAGTAATAGTGATATCTTGGTCAACTGATGGAGCCGCCTGATATTCCTGACTACTCGGTATAATTGTAAACTTATTCACCTACAGAATATTTTGTTTTAAATTTATCTAACGCAGTTAATCCTTTATTTACTCCAAAATAAAAATGGAATGGAGCGCTAACTAAGAATTTATTTGGATAAGTTCCCGCATTGTAAGAATATGAACCATTAGGGTTTACATTAAAGATATAACCTCTTTCGTATATATCACTTACTTGTGAATTTGACCCAATAAAATAACTTGGCGACCCAATATTTCTTCTATCTAATGATTGATAGTTATATCCAAAAATACCTGAAGTATTAATATTTGATGATTGATTTGTAACCCAATCATTGTATTGTGAACCAAAAATACTTTGTATTGATGGTTGATTTAATCCCCACTGATAAAACGGTACATACTGAGATTTAATACCATAAGGATATGTTATAGCATTTGCATTATTTGATGGTCTAAAATCAATAACTCCAGGCGTTAAGAAGTCTTTGTTTTGTAAATCAACTGTGGTAGAAGAAAAGAAAACACCCATTGTTGGGTCATCAAGTCCACCCAAAATAACAACAGGGTCATTACTTGTACCATAAACACTATAAAACTCAGGTGAAAAAGGTATTACACCATACTCAGAATTAATTGACATACTTTGAGCTAAATCACCATCAATTCTTCTATCGGGTCTGGTAAATAATTGATTCAATCCATTATTACCAAAAGTAAAAAGTTGAGCCAAATATCCTTCGTCTGTAATACGAGATATAACAAATAAATTTACCAAATCTGAAGTATCCGAATAACTTGTTGGATTTAATGTATTCATTATGTACCCTTTAGCTGACGGGTCAAAAATTATTTCTTGATAAAAATCATCTTTAATACCCAAATTAACAATTGTTGTTGGGAACAATAAATTTCTGTCATTAACGGGGTTTATTAATCCAAGAGTTGGTCTTCCAATAAATCTTGGTGATGTTGTTCCTGACAAATAAGGTGAACTTCTGTAATAGAAGTTATTAGTCTTATCATCAAAATAAACAAGTTCTTTGGCAAACTGAGGTGGTAATGGTTTATTTTGTTGGTCAAAATAAGTATCAACTTGTATTGGAAATGTGTATAATGAACCATTTACCCAATTGTTGGTAAATGTTTGAGATAAAACACCTCGACATAACCCATAGAAAAATCTAAATCTAAATCCCCACTCACTAAACGCCCTTAAATCTTTTTGTAAATCTGTCCAAGGATTAACCGCAAAAACATAACACCCATTTTGAACTGAATCACTACTTTGACATCCCGCAGTAACACCAAAATTAACACTATTACCACTATAACAATTAAGACCAACCATTCTCTCACAAGTACTTAATGACTCTAACACATTGACACTAGCAAGTTGACCCTCAATATCAGCATTAACTTGAGATGCACCTGTATCGTAACCACTTACATTAATGGGTGCTCCTTGTCCACCAATAATATAAGCAGAAAATCCTACGTTTTGTTGTAATAAACTAACACTACCATTTATAACACCACTATCGATATAATCAGATGATGGTAATCTGTCAGTTCTCATAACATTTCTTGAAGAATTGACAATGTTCAACGCACTTGAACCCGTTAATGTTGGATATAAAATTGGGCTAAAGTATACCCTACTCGGTGGGTCATTATATGCCTTATAAGAGAGCAACGGGAATATCACATTTAAAATAATAGTATTTAAAACTAATGGAGTTAACTTTAATATTGCACCACCCGATAAATCCTCGGCGGTATCATACTTACTAACCGATATTGCGGATGAATAATAATCATTCGATGTTTTGGTTACCACACCATTAGCTATTCCATATGACGGACTTTTATCAATGAATACTGTTGCTGGTACAAAAACATTACCAAATGTTGGACCTGAATTAATAGTTCTATCGGGAGTTGTTGAATCTAATGCCCCATAAAATCCAACATTACTTGTGGTGTATGAAGAAAATTGTAAACCAGGTGTTGTTGAACCTACCACACCAGGACTATAAACATAAGATGAAAAATAAATATTATTTTGAACGTTATGTTGTGGAACAGTAGTTACTGAACCTGTTGGTAATTTTTGAACAGGTATATTCATTTTTGTTGTTGCCGTAATGATTACGTCGTTTTCATTTGGGTATCCCAATATCTTACCAATACCATATTGATTAATTAACGTTGGGGAATATGGGTCAACCCCTCTTTGTAAAATTAAAATTTTTGAGTCAGAAAAATCCGCAAAATTACTTATGGCTAAATTTTGTTGTGCTCCATCTTCAAGCCACCCATCACTACCTAAATTGCCTTTAACTTCTTTATAAATTTGAACTGAGCTTGGTGCAGTTAAATAGTTCCAAAACCCAACACCACTACCTAAATTAGGTATTGAATATTGTGGTACACCATTAACAATATTTGTTGTAATTGTAATAGCAGTAAGTACTTGATAGTATTCAATATCTGAAGGATATACATATCTTTGACAACTTTCACCAAAACTAACTACCGTATATTCTGCAGTACCACCTAAATTAGTTGTACTTATACAATTAACATTTGTTATTGTATGAGACCCTAATGTTAACGCACTATAAATAACAATCCCCCCATTACAAGTATTATATGTCACCGTACCTGAAGTAGTAACATCTATAGTAATACTATCAACACACTCAGTTGTTGCACTTGGTATAGTATATAATGTAGTCGATTCCGTAGTTTGACTATTATCTGTTGGAATTGCATATTTTACTTGAGTAGTAAATTGGTCAGTTTGAATTCTACCATTTATTCCTTGTAACACTGAACCACCAGTAGTTCCTGTCCACAAATAATTTTTATCTGTGGTTAATGATGGATTCACAAAAGTTAATAGAGTACCTGGTTCAAATTCTTCAGGTGATAATATAGTTAAAGTATTATCATAATGATACAAACCTACAGGATTATTTACATCTGAAGCAAAAGTAGCTTTTATTCTATTAATCCCTTGGAAATATTTATTTCTAACATTAAAAGTGTTTATCCTTTCTCCTGGTGTTATTGTTTTTGAAACAGCAAATCTTCGAGTATTATCGCTGTCAGGAAATGTAACAATAGAACTCACACCATTTTTGTATGCAGATGGATTAGTATTACTAGAACCAAATCCTGCAAGTGCCTCACTTAAAATTTGAGCATATAATGAATTGTTCGCTTCGTAAGTATCATCACTTGGAGATTGTGATGTTGCCCTTTCTTGAGCCTTAACTAAATTTTCATAATATGCCGATGAATTAGATAATTGACTAACTAAAAAAGACTCAGTGGCGTTTGTAGAAGACTGTAGAATCTCTGGGTCACATTCACAAGCCTGACAATCGGGATAAGTCACCATTGGTAATTTAAAAGGTCCAAACCTTAGTTGTTCAATGAATTTTTTTATTTTCTTTGCTTTAATTAACAAAATTGTCCATACGGTCAACTGTAGTACCGCAGATACTACCCCCGCAATACTAACACCAAAAGACGCAATAATTAACGCAATATAAACCGCAACCAAAAATCCAAACGCAATAACGTTTTTAATAATCCACCCAATTAATGCAATAATTAAAGGTTTCGCATAATTTTCTAAAATTGCCGCAGCAATATGATAAACAATTAATAATGGGATACCAATTATTTGAACCAATTGCATTAAAATTGCAAATAGAAAGAAAATAAAATCAAAATTTCTAAAACCTTCATTTACAGGAAATTTATTAATAGTACTTTCACAATCTTGACTGTCAATTTCTTTAATCCCAATAAACCTACCTCTTCCACCATTTTTAAATTCATCAATTAACCCTGAAACCGTGTAAACTTTATTAAAGTCAAATTGATAAAAAGTATCATCACAATTTATTGCCGCTTGAGTATTTGTGTATCCGGTCCAATCTAATCCAAAATAATATGAACCAGCCAATTCTGCGTTAGACGATGGGTTAAATTGTAAATTTGGGTCAATTACCGAACTTGTCCATCCATACTCTTTAATATTTGGAACTAAAAAATATGGTCGTCTTGTTTGTTCAGTTAATGCCGTTGGTTGAGTCCATTTAATTTTAAATCTATATTTTGCCTTAGTTGGAATACCTATTGTTGGGTCATTTGATATAACTCTTTCACCAAATTCATTAGTTATATAATAATCTAAGTTCATTGGTAATTCAGTTAACCAAACACCATCACCATCAATAATATTTCCAGATTGTTCTAATTGATATTGTTCCAGTATTGGATTACCAATAGTATCTTGTTGGATGGTTTGTCTAATTGCTAATATTTGTCCAGGTCCTGATTGTAAACTACAAAGATTACCCATATCATCTTTAGGTTTTGCATTTCTCCTAACTCGGTAAGCGTCTGAAGTGGAATAAATTGAACCCATAAAAACAGATGTTGGTTGTATATTAACATTTGCCTCGTCTCTCAAATCAAAATCAAGACGATTAATGGCAATGTCACAAATATCAGGGTCACCCCAAAGTGGTGATATTTCAATACCTTTAACCAAATTAATAATTTGAGGTAATGAATTTAAATCTGTTGATGTTCTAAAACGATTACCCGCAACTTGAGCTTCAGTTGCAAGACCCATTCTAATTAAATCCTGTGGTGTCAATGAAAACTCTCCAATATCAGACAAGTCAACATCCATAACAACAGTTTGAAACCCTAATGGTACCCCCATTATCATGTAATCCCCACTATCATTTGTTTTGGCCGTGAACTTATAATATCTGTCATATATTTCAACAGCGGTTGTTCCTGTCAGAGCATCCAATCTTGATGGTATTGTACCTGTTGCTGCGTGAACAGAATAAGATTTTTCATAAGGTAATAAGTTGTACCTATATCCATCTTCATTTTTATCTGAAGGTGATTTATATGGGTATATACTTGAAATAATTGGGTTTGATTCATCTACCGTTGTAATAGGTATGAATATTGACACTCTTGCGTTTGGTAATCCAAAACCATTGTTAGCGGTAACCCTACCAACAATAACTCCATAATCGGCACAACTTCTTATATAGACATCTTCTTGTTGTATTTTTAAAGATAAAATCTCTAACTGTTCAAACTCTTGGTCTAATTGTACGTTGATTGTTTTGTTAACCCCTAATTCAGTCCTTATTCTATATGATTGACCCATTAATGTCTTTAGTTAATAAATAGTTTATGCGGGATTTTTAAAGTGAACCCACACAATTAAATAATAATCCAAAGAAAAAATAAATAAACTTGTTAAGAAAAAGTAATTGATTGGAAGTTCTTAACCGAAACTCTAATGTCTTTACCTGGATATCTAATCTGATACACTTGTGATGGTTGAGCAAATATGGTATCATCAACAGGACCAATAAGTTTTAATTCTGGGTCTGAGTATTCCATAGAGGTTTCTGCCGATGAATATTGACCACCAACTTCATTAAACACATCTAAAGTTGAAACGGTTAATACCCCATTTGTATTTTGAATAATACTTCTAATCTCGGATAGATAAACATTCTGACCTAATTGTCTTGATAGAGGGTTAAAGTATGCAGATATTTTATCAATAACACTTGAAATAACTTGTCCTGAGTTTTGAGCTGAATCTAAGACAATCGCAACATCAACACTCAAGTCAATAACCTCAGCACTGAATATTGAAATATAATCATTCATCATTCGGTAGTTTGATAAATAATTTGCAATGTTTTGTCTTAAAGTATTTGAAACAATATTGGTTAATTTACCTGAAGTATCGTAAGATAAAATTTGAATTAAAATTTTATTATCATTTTCTGTTATAGATACTTTTGCGGGTGCTCCAAATTGAGCTGGCATGTTTCTAATAATTGATTCGTAATCCTGTACGGTAACCGCTCTCTTTTGAGCTGCAAAATTAAATGATACATAGTTTCTAATTTCCTCTAATGATGGAATACCCGCTCCACCTACCGCCGCAGTTACGTTAACACATCTTAATGAATTAACTACCGCTGAGTTTGTTGTCTCAGATGGACCATTAACAAAGAATGAAACAGTACCAATTTGATTGATTACGTTTGTTCCTAAGTTTGTTGCCAATCCACCACCAACTCTATATTGAATGAACAATGTTGAATTTGGTGTTAATGTTGAACCTAATGAGAAATTGTTAGAATATTTTTGAAGTTCTAATGTTGTACCTAAAGTTGTGAACTGGTTCAATTGGTCTTGTGCGGTATTGGTACCACCACCAAATGTCATTTTCTTAAATCCTTCAGGTGTATATTCGGTAATAAATCTATCTTGAGTTTGGATATACTTACCAACTTTAATACCAGGTTGGTCAGAAACTTTTGCAGGGTCTTCAATAAAGACTCTATCTTCAGCCAATGCATCCACTTCATACCATCTATTATCAACACCTAAAAACTCTGCAGTTGTTGGTGTGTTTGTATATTGTGTACCATTCTTTAATAATACACTTGTAATGCCTAACACATTTTTTTCAGGTAAAAATAATTCAAAGAATGGTTTAACATCATTTGCACCAATAACTCGTTTGAATACCTTTGTAATACCATTTACAACAATTTCTCTTTTTGTGATTGTATAATTAACTAAAATATTATTTGAGTTAAAGTTTGGTATTTTTAATCTATTGGGAAAACCTTGAGAATTATATGGTGAAGCAAAATCAATGTCATAAACATTTTCAAAAACAATTCCGGCTCCAACAACTTGTGAACCTCTTGTCAATGTTCCAAGATATCTTTCATCTTCTTTATCACCAAAAGCAGGGACTGTAATTGAGAAATCAACTAAAGCAACTGATGGTCTTTGTCCTGGTAATTTTAAACCGTAGGTTCTGGCTATGTTATAAACTGATGACCTTTGTTGAGCATATTGTAAAACAGTCTCCTGAATACTTCGGTCAATGTTATAATGTAAGTTGTCCGCAATCGCGGCGTTTAAATCAATGAATACGGAGAAGACCGAAGCATCGTTAAAGTCTTGGATTAAGTCAGGATAGTAAGTTTTAGTATAATTCAAGAGCTCGGTCCTGATTGACTGATAATCCCTAGATGCGTATGATATTCTATTATTTGCCATTTGTATTAAATATTTATAATTACAAAATCACTCTGAGCATATGTTGAACCATTTGTTGAGTAATCTAATCTTATTTTTGCTGTGTACTCTGAAGTACCTTTGCCAGGGAATCGGTAAATTGACGATTCGCTTGTTCCTACAACGTTTTGACCTGTGGCAATATCCACTTCTTCCTGTGGGTCAGCAGGTGTAATACTTAAACTATTAACCAATAAGTTTGGCATAAAAGTTTCAATTGCATCTCTGATGTCAGATTCAATAGCGTCAAAGGTAATACCATCAAAAGGCTCAAAAAGAAATTCATATAATCTTGTACCAAATTGTGGTAAATAATATCTTGAACCCTTCCTTGTCAACAATAACAACATCAAGTCAGCTTTAATTTCTTGTGACTCTAATTCCGTTAATTGTAAGTAATCCCCCCTAAAAGAATCTCTGAAGGGAAAATTTATACCATATGTAACACCATTAGCCATTGTTTATAAATATAGTAGTATTTCCTTTTTTGTGAGCAGGAAAATAAGGACAATGTCTACAACCTGAACCACAACAAGAACCTCTTTCTAAATGGAATTCTTCGGTAAAGACATATTTTCCATCTTCCATATAAAATAAAGAAGGGAGAAGTTTTACCTTCCCCCCCTTATTTTTATTGTTATTATTAATATTACTTGATTTCACAAGCTCCACCAGCACAAGCCAATTCTCCGCTCAAATCAGTGTTATCTTGTAACTCAATAACTTTACTTAAATCAATTGAGTGAAGTTTTGCAAATAATCTTTCAAATTCTTCTTCAGTACAATCTTCAAATGGTGCTTGAATATAACTACCACCATCATAAGGTAATACAGATAATCCATTATAGAAATCTCTGTTTTCCCACATCCAATCTCCTGCTAATTCCCAATCTTCAGCCTTTAAACTGATAGTTGCAGATACGTTGTGACTGTTTGAACCAGTTCTGTGACCAGGTCTAACCCACTCTTGTGTAATTTTCTTAACACGTTCTAACAATTGGAAAGGACTTTCAGTTCTCAAAATTGCCCCTTCAGGTGCTTTTTGTGGAACCGAAATAACCGCTGTGTCATGTGGACGGAAGAATTCATCTTCAACTAGTTCAGGGTGATTTGTCACCAAGTAATTGTAGATTGCCTCATTCTTACCAACACGTACTCTACGGATGTAGTAGTCGTTGTGCCAAGCGTGAATACCTGATGATGTTCCCAACGTCAATGAAGTTGTTCCCGCAGGTTTTACAGTTGTCATACGAGCTGATTTGTTAATACCAATCAATTCAGCAACTCTTGTATTTTCTTCTTTAACCGCTTTCGCAGCTTCTTTCATATTATATCCTAAAACTACACCTGAACCAATACCTGTCATAGATACACCAATCAACGCATCTTTCTCAGTTGTTCTTCTCCAAATGTCTCTCAAGTAATGGAAGTCAGTGTAACCCGCTTGAAGTGTTCCAATGAACGCCGCAGCTTTAACACGAGCATTTAAGTCTTCTTGTGATTCAATGTCAGAAACATTTACCTCACATAAGTTACAGAATTGGTTTGGTCTCAATGCGATTTCACAACATGGGTTTGTTCCCCAATCTTTATCGTTTGTAAAATAGATACCAGGTTCACCTGCTCCTGACGCTTCAACACGTTTCCATAAATCCATGAAGAATTCTTTTGTAATCTTGTGTCTAACAAGTGCTGCTGAGTTGTTTGCTCTACCTCTTTGTGGATTTTTTTCCCACCAAGAACCTGATTTACAAGAAATCATTTCGTTGTCGTCAGCACTAAATAAAGAGATAAGTGCCGCTCTACGGATACCACCAGCTAACACAGCATCTGCAATATGACAAACCATATCATGAACTTCAATTGGTGTTAATTTTTCACCGTCTTCTTTTGAGTCCAACATACCTTTTAATTTATGTATACAATCTTTCAAAGGTTGAGGGCCTGGTGCTTTACCACCTGATGTTACAAGTTGAGCTCCTTTTGGTCTGATGTCAGAAAAATCAAATTCAGGTGTTGATAACTGTTCTCCAAAATAAGATTTGAACAATACTTTAATTGCGTCTGCCCATCCTTCAATAGAGTCTCCGATTAAGAATCGTCTTGACCTATTTGATTTTGGTTTTCTAATCTCAGGTAATTTTTCAACATGATGTTTTTGAACTGAATACCCAACACCTGTACCACCTAATAATAGGAACATTGACTCAGCAAATGCATCCAAGTGGTCGATAGGTAAGTAAGCACAGTTGTAGATTCTGTTTGGAGAAATCTCAATTGGTTTACCACCAAATTGCATTGACCTCATTGAAGGTAATACCTTTTTATCATATACCATTTTGTATACTTCTTTAATCTCATTTTTTAGAGATGGGTATTTTTTAATATGCATTTCCATATTACGGGTTACCAATTCTTCCCATGTTTCTCGTCTGTTTAATTCTGGTACAAATTTAGCGTACTTCATGTAAACGGTTAAATCTGACAATATTTTTTGTGATGCGTCCATAATTCTTGTTTATTTTAATTTATAGTATTGTTTTTGTTCTTCTCTTTGTTTTCTTTTTTCTAAAAGTTCTTTAACTCGGTCACGTTTTCTTTCTTCTTGTTGTTCCCCAAAACCTAAGAAGGTTACAGATGACTCTGTATCGATTTCAAGTAGTTCGTTGTTGAACTTACAGTTCTCAAACACTACCCCATCTTTACCAATACGTGATTTGGTAATAGCAATTGTTGCCAAGTTCATTTCTTTTTGTTGTAAAGTTTTAGCCACGGTAATGATAACGTGTCCAACTTGTGCTTTCTTAATAGAACCACCCATTTGGTCAGTAGTAACAACCTCAGAAGATATAGAGCTTCTGTTACCCTGTGTTGCTGTCCATCCAACTAATGATAGTTCGTGACACATTGATTCAAACCCTCTCATTACTGAACCCTCAGCTTTCCACTCATCTTTACTTGTACTTTCAGGGACAACACAATCAATATAGTCCAAAAGAACCAAGTCAATCTTTGTACCATCAGCAATCATTTTTCTGATTTGGTTTTTGATTTGGTTCATCGTCATTGAATCTGAAGGAAGTTTTTTCATAATTAACTCGTTCTTCATTGTTTCTTTGATGTCTGTAAGTTTAGCCATAACCTCTTCTTTGTGGTTTACCAAGTTGTCTGGTTCAATACCTGTCCAAAGTGTGAAGTGTTTACGTTGTACAATCTTTGGGTTGTCCTCAAAAAATATTTGAAGAACATTATATCCAAGATTAAACGCAGTGTTCGCAATCTTTGTTAAGATGGTAGTTTTACCGACACCTGTGGGTGCTAAAATAACACCAATTTCTCCTTTAGCCAAACCACCTTTAAGTAATCTATCAATACCTGGTATTCCTAATGGAATTGGGTGTCTAAAATCTTCATCAAGTACTGTGTCAAGGTTAGAAAATACATCAGTTGTACCCGTGTCTTTTTCCCCAACCTGTAATGCTTCACGAACCAAACTCTCAACCTTGTCATAGGATTCAAAGTCTCCTTCGGTAATAATCTTTTGGGCTTTGTCCATTGCCTTTTGTAGTTCTTGTTGTTTACAGAACTTTAAAGCCTTTTCTTGAACAAACTGAGTCCCTTCAAATGGAGCGTCTTTTACTTGTTTGATGGTGTCAAGGACAATTTTTGCAACTAATTCTTGTGAAATTTCAGATTTTACAATCTGTTCAAGAGTATCGAAATTAGGGGTTGATTGGTATTTGGCGTGGTACTCCTTGGTCATTTGCAAGATAATCTTGAAGTATTTGTTATCAAAATAAGAAATCTCAATTACATCCATAATTGATGTTGAAAATTCTTTATCCACGATAAGTTGGTTTAAAAGTTGTATTTGAAATGTATTCCCTAAGTAGTCAAAGTTCTTGTTCATATTGTAATTTGCGTTCGTCTGTTTAATTAAATATTCACTTGTTTAGGTCAAAGTCCATATATTCCAAACTTAATTTTTGTTCGGAAAAAATGTCAGTTAATTCTCTTAACGTGTTCTTTAAAAATGGTCGTACGTCAACGGTATAACGAACTTTTGGTGGGAATGTTTTTCCATCAAAATATCTATGACAAATTGTCTGCTCTCCGATTTTGATGTAAATGTTGAATTGTTCGCTACCTTCAGTAAACGATGTGTCCATAATTGACGGGTCACTCAAAATTGCATCCATGTTGTCCATCATATAAACAACTGTTTTCATTTTCAAGTAGTACTCAATCTCGTCTTTAAATTGTCGAATAAAGTAGTATAATTCCAAGGAGTTTTTTGCCTTTGGGTTATACCCTTTAACATTAAAGAATCTTTGAACAACGATGTTATCGTTCAACGTCAGTAAGAATTCCATTTTGGTGCTGTCTTGTTCTTTCATAATTAATTTTTGTTTGTATTTCTTTTTTCTTTTCTTGTTAATTTCATAAATGGTTTGAGGAAGTTAACCCAAGCTTCATCGTTCTTGGGTAGATACTTAAAGAGACCATCTTCCATCATCATTCTCATTAAGTTTTTATAACCCCTATCTGTTGGGTCTATACTGTCTGTCAAAATTTGTTCAACTAATTCTTTTCCATCGGAAGTGATTAAAGGGTTTGTAAGGTCGACTATCTTTTTGTTTGTTGCATAAAACTCTTCACCAAGTATAGTTGATTTTGTTTTGCCAGTCAAAAGATTTGTAAATGTTTTTGAAGGTTTGTCTTGCAGGATATTTCGAGCATAATCCAAGATTTCT